GACCAATGACTTGGTCTCAATAACAATGAAAAATTCGTTATCCTCTGCATACAAAAGATCGCCCTTGCCATAATTATCGGCAATCACAGGATATTCCTGTGCGGTAGGTTTACCGAGGAGCTTGATGACACGCTCCTGCAATTCATTCTCATGAGTCGAGATCATGGCCTTTTCAGGCTTTCCCGACTGAGAATTAAGGACAACATCATACTTTGCAGCATACTCGTCCTTGCGCTCATCGTAAGAGGGAAGAGGGTTCAAATAGCCCTTAATTCCAGCTGCTTCAGCAACTTGCTCCAACAAAGCGACTTTTTCGGAATAAACTTTCCGACCAAACTCAAAATACTTAAGTGATACGTTCGTGATAGCTTCAGCACTAGACTGTTCAGCTGTCAACACTTTAGACTTGAGGTGAGTATGGAGCATCTTAGCAATACTACCATCCTCAATCACTGCTCGGTACAAGTTAAACTCAGGGTCCCACACGGCGAAATGCTTAAGAAACGATGCCTCACTCAAATGAATGAAGGGTACGCTCTTAGCTTCTTTCTCAGCCATAGTGTAGGTAATGCCAACCTCGGCAAATTCCTGTGCAATCCGAGTGTGGTTGTAAGCGTCATAACCTTTCTTGACTGTCATGATATTGTCATCGCCGTATGTCATCAACGCAACTACATCAGCGAATCTAGGAGTCTTCCACCAACCATCATCTTTAGCGATCTTAAAATAAGTGTAACGCATGTAAAGCGAGTTCACAATCGAATTGATGATCACGGTCAATGGATGTCCACTCGGGTTCGAACCGAGAAATTGGACAAGAGTTCCAAAATAATCATAAGTGGGATAAGAAATCTCTGTAGCAATGCCTCTCATAATAATGAGGTCATCAGCATCGTAATTGCCAGATCTTTCAGCAATGGTGATTAGCACTTTGAAGGCAGCGAGCATAAATTCTGGGCTCATTCTACCATCAAACTTTGCATAATCTCCAGCAATTGCACGGTCCCAACCGTACTTACCAATGTGTTCGAACAAATCGGTCCACTCCGGCGATTGTACAACGGTGCCAACAGCACACTCCGTGAGGTTCTTATTTCTCTGGAATAGTGCAGCAAGTGACAGAAAATACTTGCGTGTCAACATAATCATAGGCATATTGGCGGCAGCAAAAACGCGTGCCTTCTTCTTAGTGAGCTTGGTCGGCTCATCCTTCAAAGATGCCTTGAAAGTTGTGTTAATCGACTTTCCGGAAAGCAAAATGCTCTCCAATCGTGCTACCTCCTCCAAAATGGAGGAATCAACATCGCGAGGGCACGAAACTCCCTCAACGACGCGGTCGCTCTTGTCAACGACTTGTGTTTTAGGTCCCTTAAATGGGAAACCCATGGAAGTGCTAAAATTCATTGCATTAATTCCAAGGACTCCATCGAGACCGGCCAGATTAACATCATCTGACACCTTTCCAACCTGCTTGAGCTCCTGCTCAGGCAATCCATCGATAATCTGCTTAGAATAATCCAAATAAGATTTTTGAACTAATTCTGGATGGAACTTAGTAGCGGTATCAACTTTACCGCTCATATCCAGAAGCAAATGATCCTTCGAATTCAATTGATGCGGTTTTCCGTGTTGCTTCTTGATGCCCATAATGTCATAGACAGCTGTTGAAATAACGGATGTAACCACAGAAGACGAAGGTGTCGACCTGGGTTGGTTGTGCTGCCCATGAATTCTCATCTTTGAGCCTGTTGGCATAAGACGAGTAGGGCACTTCTCATGGGGGGCAGCTAAAGGCCCAATATTAACACCCATGATTTCGGTTTCATAAGGCGTAGCTGAATGGGAAAGCAAAATCCCAGGACGAGTGTCCAATTCAGCACAAGCCTCAAGCAACTGACTACGTGTAACAAAGGCAGCAGCTGCAATGGAACCTTTACCGGCAACGTGATGACCGGCAATAAAAGGTGCTCCTTGCGCGTTTCCAACCAAAACGGACATACACATGCCTCCCCGAGTCTCCCCAGGGTAAGTGTACTTCAATCCTTGGAAGGTACCGCCCTCCGTGGTAATAACGCGTCCACGAGTGGCAGTAAACTTGTCAGACTTAGTAAATCGTCCTTCAAAGTTCTGCAGCAAGTAGCAATCAAGTTTCTTAAGCTCGTTAATGTCCTGTGGATAATACTGCATCATATCACGTTGAGGACCAACTGCAGGTGCATACCATACAGCAAGATCAGTTCCTCGAACTTTGACGCAATTAATACGACCCATAGCGACGTCTTTAACAAACATTCCGGACAAGTAATCAATACGAATGTACTGACTAGACTGAGGCACATAATGATTAGGGACTAGAACAACATTGCTCCTTAAAAGCAATCCCTGAACGAATTCGCCGTTCGGTTTACTCAGCCGAACTAAACGTGGTCGAATACGCTTATCCATGTCCTCATGGGTTCCTGTTTTCGCTTGATTAGTAACTCCAGCATCTCCAAACAGATACTGGCGCTCACGTGCGGCAACGTCCCAAAA